GATTTTCGATATCTTTACGCCTGTTTTCAGCTTGTTGACGCCTTGCTTCAGTCTTGATGACGTATGGCAGTTGAATGATAAGGTCTAACTTACCAGAGCTGCTCTGTTCATCAACGACATCCAACAAATTAAGTTTCCGAATAAGCCGCTGCATTGTAGAATTGGGCTCATTGATAACGGCGTACAAAGGGTTTTCTACAATTGCAACCGTGCTTTTCGGAACCTTAATGTCTTGCTTCTCCCCTGTCCATTCGTTGTACACACGAACTTTGACATGCTGTGGATACCATTCAAGAATTTTACCGACACGCATAGACAGGATGTCATAGCCTCCGGTTTCTTCCGGATTATCGGTCGTTTCTACCGGAACAATAGCGATACAGCCCTCGTCGAGCATCGACATGATTACGTCTTGTCGAAAAGCTCGTGCCGTTTGGTCGAGGTTTGCTTCCAGTGTCAAGCAGTTGTTCAGCTCGGATGAAACGTTTGAAACATATCGCTCGTTTTCATCCAGTCGAACATGTTGAATAGAAATAGCAGCACCGTCTAGGCTAATTCGATTGTAAACAGAAGTAACAATTGAACGCTCATTACCCCGGCTGAAACGAGTACGGTCCGGACGGTAGAAGTATCCGGGTCCGGTATCGTTGTAAGAGTGCGTAGGATCTCTGTTAAAAAAAGTGTTCCAGGCTCGTTTAAACCTGGAACCCATAGACATGTCCATTTTGAATGTTCACCGCCTTTTAAACAGTTAGTTTAAACTAACCAACGAATGCGATTATTCAAAAGCATCTTTGTTGGCTTTATAGGCAATATAGGCATCCATCATAGCTGCAACAGCGTCGATTTTCTGCTCATATCGCTTCTTTAAAAGTTTCCTGTTTCCATTTGTGTCTTCCAACGTAATGCAGTTCCCCATTGCAAAAGTCATCAAATCCTCGTCAAACAAAAGCATCCGCTCCTCAGAAAGCTTTTTCAGCTCTCCCAAAGGAACGGATTCCGTTTTTGCACCTTGGATTACTTTTTCAATTCCAAAGGGGCCGTTCTCTGATGCCCACCTGTCAACAAACTCCCTTGCATTGTAAGGATCGTATCCAAAGCAACGCACGTCGTATCCACAATCCGTGATATAGTTGTCCAGATCATCGTAGACCTGCATCATGTCCAAGACTGTTCCCTCAAGGACAATCAAACTGCCTTCTTGCATGAACTGATCATACTTGATTCGCATTGCCGCCGGGAGTTTCATTAGAGTAGACGAGGTGATATAGTTCCTTGTCTTTATTCCAAAAGCACCATTGGATAAAGGGAAAAGGAAGGTAAAGGCACAGAAGTCATCGCCCTGAGAAAGGTCTGCGCCAAGAGAACATGCCATCTGCCAATACGAACGCTTGCGGTGTGGAAGTGTCTCCTCATAGGTAAAGTAATAAGTATAACCTTCCATCGGCAGACCGAACCTTTTTGCAAGAATATCATTTCGCGCAGCCGGTGCTTTTTCGGCACGCTCCACATCCAATTGATACGTCTCATAGCTAACAGTCTTACCAATGTTAGGCTGCGCTTTTACCCACATCGCCGGATCTGAAACTTCGTCAATTGAATCGAGCTTATACCACCAAATCGATACGTGCGGGTTGATGTAATCCCCTTTGAGAATGTCCATCAACTCCATTTTGATTGTATCGCCGGCACCATTACGAACTGTCCCTTCAGAACTGATCGCAACGATGAGATAGTCGTCGACCTTCGAAGCGCCCTGCTCTATTGCACCGATTACATCCTCTCGAATGTCCCCCGAAAGCCATTCGTCTACCGTCGCAACTTTGATTTGCAATCCCTGAAGCTTATCGATTCGCATTGGTCTTATCTCCAACAACGAACCCGTCAAAAAATTCTCGATACCCTTTTTGGTTGGAGAAAGTTTTACGCGGTTTGCTTTAGAGCCTGTCGTATTCTGTAAAGACCCCTCTGTCAAGAATTTGAAGTATGGGCCTCTTGCACGAGTGATTGAGGTACGAATCGGAGACAAAACCTCTTCGGCCTGTTTCATTGTCGGAGCCGTAGTAATCTGGTGCGTTGTGGTTGCGTCCACATTGAGAAAAAAGTTTTGGAGGCAAGAACCGTACATCGATTTCGCTGCGCCACGGGCGACAATTAGGTATTGCTTATTGATCAAACGTTTCCTGACTTTTTTGGTTATGTAATGACCGCCATAACCATCCTCATAGGGCTCATAAACGCTGCGCTCAACAAAGTAATACCATCCAAAAATCTGCTCGGCCCACAGTTTAAATGTATCGAGAAGATTTAAGTCCGCTCCATCGGTAAGTGTGAGTTCGCTTTCGCAATAATCGATGAACCCCTCTACTGCCCTGTCGTCATAGTAAACTCCGGGATTTGCAATCAAGTCGTCGATTCGATTCATCTCCATCGAAATTTCTTTGTTTACCGGAATCTCGCCACGGATTACGGCATCTCGAAACATGCCGTAGTATTTCGGGACGGCCGTGTTTGACAATGCCATATTGTAACCACCTTGTTATTGACTCGGAATAAAATTTAGCCATAATAAGAATCGTAAAGAAGAAAAACGGAGGAAAAATTCAAGTAAGAGAGAAGGTTTCGAATGATTGACCGTCGATTAGTAATGTTAATCGAAAAATGCGGTTACGTTAGCCAGCACGGAAAACGTGTGTATGGCACTGCCGCATTGCTGCATTTTCTGCATCGCCCAATTCAGTCCATTAACTTGCGTGATGTTGAACGCGGCAAACAGTATGTCAAAAAATATTTTGGGACATAACCCCAAGGGAGGCTGTTACAAGCAGCTTCCCTTTTTCTCTCTTACTTGAATTTTTCCTCCGTTGAAAGTTTTTCTTTTATATGATTAAGACTTTAACACTGCAATAGAGGCAACACTTAAAGCACCTATTCCAGCAAGGAGGGCTGTTGCATATTTTCGCCCGTCTGCAATAGACTTTTTAGTTACAATCTCGTTGACTTTTATTTTTTCGTAATACTTTTCCTCATCCTTCAGATCTTTAATAGTGTTTTTCAGTTTTTCAATTTTCTGGTCATCGTCAGAAGTATCCGCCCATGGTTGCATCATGGTTTTTAATTTTTTATCAGCACGAGCTTTTGCAAGCTCAGCATTTTTGTACTGAAGGGCGGCCTTGGTCGTCGCTAAGTCCTCTTTGTTCGCCTCTCGCTGTGCCTTGCGAGCGGACTTTAATGTCTCGTCTGAAACGCCATCTTCCGAGTAGAATCTTTTGATTTTTTTGATAATGCCTCCACTTTTTGCCCTTCCGGAAAAATTCGAATTGTTTGTCTTGCGTCGAACGCCCCACTTCATGCCGAGGACACCGTAATGAGCCAGATAGTCGGTTTGATTATAAGTCCGCATAGAATTAAGTCCTCCATCAAATTTTTCTTCACTTATTCTTCGGTTTTGGTGTCATGTAACCAGCCAATTCTTTAATATCGAACTGATTTGTCAATGCTGCTTTTGTTCCGTACAAAACGGCCCCGGTAACCAGCGCTGTCGCAACTTTTTTCCCGCTGGAAGAAAGAACCTCTGAAACAAATTTTTTACCTGGAGAAATCTCCTCTGCAGTTAAGTCCTTTAGCTGCTTTTCCATCTTAATCCGCTCAATCCGCTTTTTCAGGTCAGCGTCGCTGAGCGTTCTTCTGGATTTGACCGCCTTTTTCATATCAGATTTCTTCGCATTGTCTTCGGATTTTCGCTTAGCCTTCCCATTCGCCTTTGCAAGCTGTGCCGGCGTTCTCCGAACTCCCCACTTCATACCTAGGACACCGTAATGATAAAGTTCGTTCTCCATTTTGAATTTTCACCACCTATTTTGTGCATTAAAAAGAGGCCGTGTTTCCACAGCCCCTGGCATAAAAATGAATATTGTGTTTTTTCGACGACTATCGTAGAATGGCAAGTGAAAGGAGAGCAACTTTTCGATGGATAGGAGGTGAAAGGAGTATGGGCGAGAAATTTTTTCAAACACTGAAAAAGCTTCTTGTTGTGATAGTCCGTCTGTTCGCAGACGATATTGCCGAGCTGCACATCAGCAAAGGGACCGCTTCGCTCAAAGTGGACCTTAAACGGCTGCTGGCATGTGCCTGACAAGCCCAAGAAACGGGGAGACGGTTAACAACGGTTTCCCCGTTTTCCTATCCATCGAAAAAGTTGTTCTCCCAATTGAATCTTTACAATTTACAAGTAATCGTTATCCAAGTCAATATCAAGGCCGCATTCTTGTAAATCATATTCTGCGATTATGAGGTCATTTTTTATTGTATCCAAGACCTCATAATAAGCTAGTTTTTTTCCAACGTAGAATTCATCTTTATCATTAGCTTGCGCATCCTTTAGTGCGTCATTAGCGTTGCTCAATAGG